CTGGAACTGGAAGAGCTGCAAAGTTTATTCAGAAAATTGTTGGTACAGCAGTTGATGGTGGTATCGGCCCAAACTCACTTAAAAAGATTGATGAATATGTTGACAAACATGGTATTGAAGATGTTGTCAAAACATATCAATCGGACAGACAAAAGTATTATGAGAAGTTGAAACACTTCAAAACTTTTGGTCGTGGTTGGACTAGAAGAGTTAACGAAACTACAGAAGCTGCACTAAAACTTATTTGACTTGACAAACTGGTTTGAGTTTGTTATTATGGTAAAAATCAAATCGTGAGGATATATTATGTTTACACACAAACCAGTAGAGATACCAGAACTCTCTACTAAAAACGTCAATCGCAAAAGATTCTATCTAACTCCAGAGGGTAAACTTTATCCCTCTATTACCACTGTTTTACAAAGACGTAAAATGGAAGGCCTTATGGAATGGAGAAAGAAAGTTGGTGATGATGTTGCAAACTATATTGCAAGGACAGCTGCACATAGAGGAACTAAGGTTCACCATATGTGTGAAGATTTTCTAAACAATATGGAATCTGACTACCCAGAAAAGTGGGCTGAACACAAGAAAAACTTTCTTCCTTATGTTCTCTTTAGTCAAATCAAACCAGTACTTATGCAAAAAGTGAATAACATTTTTGCACAAGAGTGTGGTCTATACTCCGATAAATATAAGGTAGCAGGACGAGTTGATTGTATTGGTGAATACAATGGAGTACCTTCTATCATTGACTTCAAAACTTCTACTAAAGAACGAAATGATGATTGGAACGAGTCTTACTATATTCAGGCATCTGCATATGCCGAGATGTTTGAAGAACGAACTGGAATTGAAATCAATCAGATTGTAATTCTAGTTGTAACAGAAGACGGAATCGTCCAAGAATTCATAAAGACTAAACATGACTACTTACCACTACTAGTAGAAACCATTGACGATTTCACAACTCATTGGGAAAAAGAAGAAAATGAAGTGGTTCATAATAATAGTAATGACAACGCAGCTTAACGCTGTAGGAAAAGAAGAGACACCTCTGTGGATACCTTACTTGCAGTTTAGTGAGTACGAGGAATGTATGACATTTGCGAGGAACAATCAGATTAATCTTTTTAGAAAATCAGTTCAAGCATATAAAGGTGAAATACTACCTACAAAGTTAAATTGTGTAAATGAAGACATCATGAGAGAAATAGGACAGACATACGGTGGTGTAAATGAAAAAGATATTTAGTGCATTGGTTCTATCACTTGTTCTAATAACAAGTGCATATGCAGAACATGAAAAACAAAACTACAATTCACAGAAACCAGTGTCTTGTATGAATATGGAACAAATGTTAGCGATTGTTGATGGTCAGTTTGGTGAAAAACCTTGGTTCACTGCTGACGGTATTTCGGCTGCAACAGATGGAAAACAGTTCATCCAGACTCAAATAATTGTTGCAGTAAATCTAGATACTAAAACTTTTAGTATTGTAGAAGTTATTAGTCCACAAATAGTATGTATCATTGGTAGTGGTAATAACTTTACTTTTAACGAACCACCAAAACAAAAAACTAACATTGCATGGGAGCATTAAATGTACGAATATAAATGTAAAATGGTTAGGGTTGTTGATGGAGATACAGTTGATGTAGACATTGACTTGGGTTTCGGAGTTTGGATGCGAAATCAACGTATCCGAATGTATGGAATTGATACACCAGAATCACGAACTTCTGACAAAGTAGAAAAAGTCTATGGAAAAGCTGCAACTGAGTTTTTAGTCAAATGGACAAATGCTGGTGACCTTACACTCAAAACTTTCAAAGATGATAGAGGTAAGTTTGGTCGTATTCTGGGTGAACTCTGGTATGGTCGTGAACATAATATCAACCAACTCTTAGTAGATAACCACCATGCAGTTCGTTACTATGGTCAATCTAAAGAAGAGATTGCAGAAGAACATCTTGCAAATAGGGCTAAATTAAACTTGACAATTGAAGAGTAGTCTGGTATAAATAAATCATAGTCTGTTGATACAAGTCAAAAGACGGGCAGGACGAGGGGGCAGTACCCTCCACCTCCACCATAACTACTCTTAGATGAGATAGTGTATCACTGCGTGAGAGTAGTTATGATGGGGGTGAAATAGGATAGACTGACGGACAGAGATGAGAGTAGGACTATCGGATGACTCCGTTAATGGTCAAAAACCGTAAGTGCAAACGATAACTTTGCGCCTGTAGATTACGCTCTCGCAGCCTAATCGTACTGAGTTTCGGTGGTGTACTTGGAAACAGAAACACCACCACTTAATTTTATGTGGAGTACAGAATGAGACAATTTGTATATGAAAGTTGGAATAGTGTGATGGATGCAGAAAAGAATCCACTAAGACATATTCCAGATTTACAGACCAGACATATGGTTCTACAAATTCTTGCGTGGATGTGGGCAACTACTTTTGCGTTGTGGATGGGAAGTATATGGGCGTTTGGTATTTCTACAATCGCACACTTGTTTATTATCGCTGCTATTGTAGTTACTGTAGGAACATTTGAAACTGCAAAACGTAGACCTACATTCTTTATTAAAGATGGATACCATACACCAAGTCGTAGTAGAAATATGTACTACAATGGAAAGAAAATTAAACTAGACCCTAATGATGTAGGTGGTGAACACGAATAATGGATATTAATTTCAGACCTATTTTTCCAACACCTATGGGATATGCAAATTTTGGTAACGAAGCAAAGGATTTAAATAAACAACTCGTTAAAGATATAGATGATTGTATGTCCAAACATACTGGTAAAGACAGAACATTTAGAAAGAATAATTCTGGATGGCAATCTAATCCATATTTGGAAGATATGTATGAAAGTTTTGAACATTTGAGAACACTGATTGATTCAGCTGCAAAACCAGTTCTAGGACATAGTGGTGTTACAAATGAAACTTTACCTCAAATGAGAACGGAAGGTATGTGGGCGAATGTATGTTTTGATGTTGGTGGATATTCCAGACCACATATTCACGGTGCCGGTAGAACATTATGGAGTGGAGTTTACTATCCTAAAGGATTAGAAGAGGTAGACGATTTAGATAATTTTGAAGAACACACAACTATCATGCCAGGATTTCAAAAGGGTGATGGATTGTTGGTTTTATTAGACCCAAGTAAAACTACAAAAGGATTACTTCTAACACAATTTAATAGTAGAGAATTTTATGGGGGTGAAGTAAGTGTCTTTCCAAGAGAGTCATTACTTATTCTTTTTCCAGTGTGGGTTATGCATATGGTAACACCCTTGACAACTAAAACAAAAAGGTATAGTATATCCTTTTCAATTCAAAAACCAACATGAGGTCTAAATGGAAGAAGTAGAAGAAAAATTAATGACACCTAAAAAGTTCTCTATCGCAATAGAGAAAACGGTGAAAGAGTCTGGTGGAACTTATATGGATGCATTATTAGATTACTGTGAAAAGTATCAGTTAGAACCAGAGATGATTAAACCTTTGATAACTAAATCTTTGAAAGAGAAGGTTGAGGTGGATGCAAGAAACCTTAACTATCTTCCAAAGGTTGCAACACTACCAATATGATGGAAGCATACGAAGCCTATAAAATATATCACGCACTAAAGTTACATTTTAATAGTGACTATGATTATACAAAATATAATGGAAAAGCGAAAGTAACTGTAGATTCTTATCTGAAGAGAAAAGATAAACCTTTCTTTGCAAAAGTTGCTAGAAAGTATATGACCCCAGATAATACCAAAAACTTTTTCATATCTAATTTTATTGTCAATCCTAAAGGTTGGGTTGGTAACTTTAACGAACAAAACTATGATGACTATCGTAAAAGAAATCAGAGTTTGAAGTATAATTATAAAAATGAATTAGCTGAATTATTTCAAAAAATTTCAGTATTTGATGAATTATTTCATGTAAAGGAAGGTCAACATCCTTTGTTATTAAAACAATTCCTTGCAAAGAAAGTTAGTCTTGAAACCATGTGTATTATGGAAAGTCTACTAGAATATTGCAAGTATTGGAATGAGGATATTGAAGAGCAGTACGTCTGGAAAGAACAAGAAAAACTTATAAAAAATTACAGTTCTGTCTTGACTTTTGATAAAAGTTTGTATAAGATTATAACAATGTCAACCTTAAAGGAGTGTTTAGATAATGGATGACCAAAATTCTAAAGTTCTTTCAGTGATGAAAGAAAGAGATTTCTACCATGCAAAGGTAGAAGAACTCCAGAACCGTATTAAGGTTCTTGAGTATGATAACGCAGAACTCGTAAAGAGGGATGAAGAGTTATCTCAGAGGTGCAAAGACCTTGCATCTAAAACACCTTTTAAACGACCACCACGGAGATTTGCTCGTGGATAGGTCTTACAAGGTCTATCAGGCAAAATACCTTATACCGAAATCGGATAAGGGGCCTGCCTTTACACTTCCTGCTGACCCACCGAAGTTCCATGCAGAACTTCTTAGGGATGGTAAGTTGTGTGCGTTTATAACTAGAGACACCTACGCCGAAGCAAAGATGGAAGGTGAGAATCATGTTAGGAGAAGTGAACTTGCAAGTTAAACTCATGGATAGAATGGGTACAGACCTAACAGTTGTAAACGCAGCTCGTGTCTCATTCGCTAAAGAATCAGAATGGGAGACAATTCCAGAAGGTGGTGAAATAGAGGGATTGCTCTCTTATGGTGATGAGAAACTTATCAAGTATCTTGCAAAACACAATCATTGGAGTCCTTTTGGACAC